GCATTACAGGCTGATTTTAATGCGCTTAAAAACTCGGTAGAGACCGATAAAAAAGAGGCATTGATTCAGGCCGCCTTATCGCAAGGTAAGTTATCACCCGCGTTAAAAGATTGGGCTCAAAGCCTAAGCATTGAAGCGTTAACCGGTTATTTGGATAAAGCCGCGCCGATTGCTGCACTGGCTGGCGGCCATCAAGCGGAAGAAGATCCGAATAAAGGCAATGTTGCGGCATTAACCGCAGAACAACAAGCTGCCGCAAAAATGCTTGGCATTAGCGATGCGGATTACATTAAAAAATATCAGTCTCAGGAGGCTAAATAATGTCAATCAATAAAGCACAGGTGTTAAACCACATCACCGAAGCATTTCGAAAAGAATTTATCAAAGGCTTAGAAAACCACCCTACTCAGTGGGCCAAAATCGCGATGGAAATTCCATCTGCGACTAAAACCAATACTTACGGATTTTTAGGTAAATTCCCGAAAATGCGTGAATGGGTTGGCCAACGTCAAATCCAAAGCATGCAAGCCCAAGGCACAAGCATTACTAACAAAAAATTTGAATCAACCGTCGGTATTCCGCGCGAAGACATTGAAGACGATCAGGTCGGTTTATATACCCCAATGATGGAATTAGCGGGTCAGTCTGCTGCTGAATTACCTGATGATGAAGTATTCAGCTTATTGAAAAAAGGTAAAACTACACTGTGTTATGACGGTCAGAACTTCTTCGACACAGATCACCCGGTATTTGAAAAAGTAGATGGTACGGGTAACCAAACTACCCAAGTGAACTTGACTGTAGGTACGGATAACGATGCGCCAACGTTCTACATCGTGGATACCCGTTTACCGATTAAACCACTGATTTGGCAAAAACGCACCGCACCAGAAATTGAGCCGAAATTTGACCCGGCAAAATCCGAACACGTCTTCATGGAAGATGAATACTTATGGGGTGTACGCGCCCGTGGTGCGGCTGGTTTCGGCTTTTGGCAACTTATCCACCGCGTGGAAAAAACCAAATTAACCAAAGAAAACGTGCAAAAAGTCATTCAAACCATGAAAGGTTTGAAAGGTGACGGCGGTAAGGCATTAAACATTCAGCCGAATTTAATCCTGGTTCCAACTAACCTTGAATATGCGGCTAAAGAATTGTTTAAAACCAAACAAATCAACGGTACAACCAACATCCTTGAAAGTGAATTGGATGTGCTTGCCTCTCCGTTTATCAACGAATAACCAATCAGGGCGGGAAACCGCCCTAGGAGTTAATTATGGCTAAGAAAAACCCAAAAGACGAAGTAGCGCAAGACGTGCAAACATCACCGGATGTACAGGCGCAAAACCAAGCTGAAAACGGTGCAGATAACGCTGAAAGTGCGGTAGAAAATGTGGGCGAATCACAGACGGACGACAAAGAGGGACAAGTGATTGTGCCTATCGGTTATTCCGTGAAACTGCGTGAAATCCACCCACAGGCGAGTTATGGACGCTGTGGTTATCGCTTTAACAAAACCGATGCGGTTTACATCTCAGCGGATGACTTAACGGCAGAACAAACCTTAACCTTGGCGGAAGACCCTTGGTTAGAGCTTGTCCCGGTGTGTGAGGATTAAGCCATGTATGCAACGGTAAAAGATTTCGTTTTGCGCATCGGGGAGTTTCAAGCGATTCAGCTAACCGACCGTGACCGCGAAGGCGTGGTAAATGAAAGTGTGCTGACCATTGCGCTTTCGGATAGCACAAGCCAAATAGACGGTTATTTAAGTGCGCGTTATCGCTTACCGTTGCCGACAATCCCGCAAAATCTCACCCGCATTTGTTGCGATTTAACCCGCTATCGTTTGGCGAGTATGTCAGAAGTGACGATTACTGACGAGATTATCACGCGCTATAAATTGAGCTTAAAAGAGCTTGAGGACTTGGCGGCTGGGAAAATTTCGCTCGGCATTGATATTGAAGACGACCAACAAAGCGATGGCAATGTGGTGATGTTTACTAATCCGAACAATAGGATTTTTGGCCGTGATAACCGAAATTGAAAATGCACTGGTTGACCGCTTGACACGCGGCTTGGGACAGCTAGCCAATACCGTAAAAAGCTACGGTGGTGAGCTGGACGATGAAAGCCTTGGTGCGGGACGTTTGCCTATGGCGTTGGTGACGTTCGGCGGTGCGCGAATTGAGCCGATGGGCGTGCGCGGCACAGCGTTTCGCACCTCTGCTAAATTTGTGGTCATTGTGGCGGTGCGCTCATTGCGTAGCAACCAAGCTGCACGACAAGGTGGGGTGGATAAACGCGAGGTTGGTGCGAATCAGTTGATTTATGCGGTACGCCGATTGCTGGATACGCAACGCTTGGGCGGATTAGTTAAGCCGTTAAAACCGCTGGCGATTCGGACATTGTTTAACAATGCGCAGTTTTGCACTGCAAAAGTCACGGCGTATGCCATCGAGTATGAAGCCGTGTTTGATGATGTTGCACCACTTGAAGATGGTTTGTATCCGGAAAAAACACAAGACCCGACAAGTCCTGATTTTGTGTTTACCCATTATGCGGCCGAACTCTCCCCGGCGTCGCCAACCCTCGAGCAGGTGGACGGCAAACTGTATGACCCGAACAACAATGCCGAGGTCGGCTTTAGTGTAAAAACAAAGGATAAAAAATGATTGTAAAAGCAGCCCCAGGGGTGAAAGTCCCTTTAGAAAATCAGCCGTATGCCTACATTGAGCAGGAGCCGGTTGAAGTGGATGATTCTGTTTATTATCAGCGTCGTATTGCTGATGGTGACTTAATCGAAGTGCAACCAACCCGCAAGCAAAGAGGTGCAGGCAATGACTAACATTGAATTTGAAAAAATCCCGAATAGCTTACGCAAACCGGGTGTTTATACCGAATACAACGCCAAAGGCGCAGTAACTACACTGCCGACTAACGAGCAGGAAGTGCTAATTGTTGCGCCAATGGTGGGCGGTGCGACGGCATTTACCCAACCGGTGCGTGTGTATTCCGACCTTGACGCAGCGCAGGCATTTGGTGCCGGCTCATGGGCGCATTTAATGACGCGCATGGCGATTACTAACAATTCGCTCATCCGTTTATCTGTTATGGGGTTAGCGGATAGTTCTTCCGGTGTCGCGGCAAGTGGTAGTTTAGTATTGACCGGAACAGCCACCAGTCAAGGGGTTATGACAGCAACGATTGCCGGTATTGACTACAAAGTCGCTGTGGCAAACGGCGAAAAAGCCAAAGATGTTGCCGCCCGATTAAACGCTGTGATTAATGGTGCGACAGATTGCCCGGCAACGGCATCTGTGAGCGAAAGCACGATTACGCTTACGGCTAAATGCAAAGGTGCCATCGGAAATGAAATTAATTTAACCGCAACAAATACGGCTAAAGACATGACATTGTCCGCAACCGCTTTTGCCAACGGCGCAGAAAATGCGGATTTAGCCCCTGCATTAGCAAGTGTTGCCGGTACGCATTACCACGTCATTATTTCGCCGTTTGCGGACGATAAAAACGCCAAGGCCTTGCGCGAACATTTAGAGTCCGTGTCCGCTCCGTTAGAGAAAAAACCTGCTATCGGTGTGTTAGCGTGGCGTGGGTCAATGGCAACCGGCACAACTTATACCGAAAAAATCAACAGTGAGCGTATCACTTGCGGTTGGTATAAAGGTGCAGTCGAATCTCATGCCTTGATTGCTGCTGGGTATGGCGCAGTGATTGCAGGCGAAGAAGACCCGGCGCGTCCGTTAAATACCCTTGAAATTAAGGGCTTGACCGAAGTTGACCCTACACAAACGCCGTTATTGACCGAAGCGAATCAGGCGTTATATCACGGTTTAACCCCGATTACCGTTGTAAATCATCGTGTCCGCATTATGCGTGCAATCACGACTTACACCAAATCGGCAACCAATACGGATGACCCGAGCTACTTGGATTTAACCACCATCCGCACGCTGGACTATACGCGCAAAGCCATTGAACAGCGTATCGAATTACGTTTCCCTCGCGCCAAATTGTCTGCGCGTACACCGGATAAAGTGCGGTCAGAAATTCTGGACGTGTTGTTACGTCTGGAAAACGAAGAAATCTTGGAAAATGTGGCACAGCATAAAGCGAAATTGTTGGTGAAACGTAATGGCGTTGACCCTAACCGCTTAGATTGTGTCATCCCGACCGATGTGGTGAACGGATTACATATTGTCGCTAACCGTGTTGATTTGATTTTATAGGAGGCGTAAATGTCCCAAGAATTTGCCAGTTTAGGCATTGTCGAAGTGGACGGTCAAGAGATTGACTTAACCAAGTTAGATGTGCGTGTTACCACCGGTCGCAAACCGGTGAAAACTATCAACCGCAAAGGACGCGTGAAAGGCTTTGCAAAAGGCATTACCGAATATGCATTATTACTCACTGTTGTTGTGCCGTTAAACGCGGCAGAGCCTGATTGGGATAACGTGACAGATGCCAAAATTACGGTGGAAGAAGAAAACGGTAAACGAATCTCATACATCGGCTGTTTTACCACCGAAACCGGCACAAGCTATACCGTAGATAGTGAAGAAGTGCGCGATTTGCAAATGGTAGCGTTAGACAAGGTTGAGGAATAATGAAAATTCGTTTGAAACTTGGCGTGCTGTATAACGGCACGCTACATCATGACGTGTTAGTCAAAATTTTGACCGTGGGTGGTGAATGCCAAGCGTTGGAAGTTATCAGTGACCTTGGGTTAAGCGAAAAAGAAACGTTAAACACATCGGAACAAATGCTGGTTGACTTAGCGTATCTGGCACAGCAAGTCGAGTTTGATGGTATTCCGCGTGAGGCGGTGACTCCGGCATTCTTGTTGGATAACCTTGCCACTGATGATTATGTGTTGATTAACTATGCAATCAATCAATTGCGAAAAAAGCGCACGGGCGTTTCGGAAAACCCGGAGACGGCAAGCGAAGCGTAAAAAAACGCAATGTCAACGAAGTGTGGCAAGCGTACGAAAACTACCGCTCAGCAACGATTTTACTGGGTAAGTTTGGATTTACTGCGCAAGCCGTCTGGAATATGTGTCACGCGGAAGTCAGCGCATGGATTAACAGCTATTTAGCGAGTCAAGGCGCGAAAACCCAACATAATACCGACGAATCTACGACGTCCTATACATTTAAGCGTCGTAAAAATAAGGGGGCGTAAAGCCCCTTTTTTATTGCTTTAAATAACGTTTTAACAAGGTTTAAAAATGGCAAATATGGATGTCTCATTAATACTCAAGGCGAAAGATTACGCCAGTAGCGTAGTAAAAAGCGTTGAAAACAGTGTTAGCAAATCAACCAAGAATATCGAAAATCAAGCCCAACGCAGTGCCACCACGCAACAAAGAGCGATGCGTCAAACGGCACAAGTAACGGAGCAAAGCTACCGCCAAATCCAACAAGCGGCACGCAACCGCGAAATGCTGGGTGTGCGTAGTGAGCGCAGTATCCAAACCGAAATCAACCGCACCCGTGCGGCATACGACCAATTAAAAAGCAGTGGCATTGCTTCCGGGCGCGAATTAGACCGCGCCGCTGTGGCGACTAAACGCCGCATTGCAGAGCTGAACGCGGAAATAGGCAAAGTCTCCATGGGGCAACGTTTAGGCAATATTGGGCGAGGTATTGCCGGTTTAGCGGCAGGTGCGACCGCTGCTGGCATGGTGTTGGCACAACCCATGAAAAAACAAATGGATTATGACCGCTCTCTTGCGATGACCTCCAACACCGCATTCGCAGAGCGTGATGTGGCGGGACGTATTGCCGGTAAAGCAGAACTGAATAATGCCGTAAAAAGTGCGGTAGAAATTGGTGGCGGCACCAAGGAAGACGCCTTGGGTGCGTTAGATACCATGTTGGCCTCCGGTGCGGTGAAAGCCGATACCGCCATGAAATTGTTGCCAACATTACAAAAAGGAGCCACCGCAACAGGCGCAAATACCGACGACTTGGCGAAAATCGCCATTTCGGCAATGCAACAGTTTGACATCGGAGAAGACCAAATCGGCGAAGTGTTAGACAAAGCCGTAGCGGCAGGTCAGGCAGGTAATTTTGAATTGGCGGATATGGCGCGCTGGTTGCCTCAACAAATGGCAGCGGGTAAATCTGCCGGCTTAAAAGGTATGTCGGGGTTTGAGGCATTATTGGTCGCCAACCAACAGGCGCGTGTAACTGCCGGAACATCAGATGAAGCGGGAAATAACTTAGTCAATTTACTTGCAAAATTAACATCAAAAGAAACCTCAGACCGCTTTCGAAAACTCGACATAAAAGGCAAGGATGGTAAAGACCACGGGGTGGATTTTATCGCCTCAATGGAAGCTCAAAAGAAAAAAGGTAAAAACTCCATCGAAGCCTTTATGAGCATTATGGATCAGGTGATTGGTCAGGATGGTAAGTACCAAGCACTGCAAAAAAAACTTAAAAGCGCAAAAAAAGAAGATCAAGCTCAAGTCTTAAACGAAATGACTAACTTGGTGGAAGGCACGGCAATCGGGCAAATCATTTCAGATCGCCAAGCATTAATGGCGTTATTGGGTATCCGTAACAACGTGAGCCTCGGAAAAGAAGTAAAAGAAAGCCTGGATAAAAGCGAAGGTGCGGTGGATACCTCTCATGCGGTGATTAAAGATACCAACAGCTATAAACTGGAAGACGCAAAAAATAACGTAGATTTCGCACAAATGGAAGGCATGAAGGGCTTTAATGACGCGCTAGGTGATGTGAGTGTGAAAATTGCTGAATATGCCAAAGCTTATCCTGACTTAACAGGCAAAATTGTTACTGCAGGCACAGTAGTTGCATCTCTAAGTGCAGCCGCCATTACGGCAGCCGGGTCTTTGCGGTTATTGGGCGGTAAAGGCAGTTTAGGGCTTGGTGTGGGTGATGTCTTGAGTAAAGGTGCGGGTGTAACCGGTTCGGCTGGTGGCGTTGCAACTGCGGCGAGTACGACAAAAATGGGGCGTCTTGCTAAGTTTGGGCGAGGCGGCTTGCCGTTGTTGGTGTTCGGCGCAATGCTCGAAGGGTCGGAAAATTATGCGCCTTATATGGCAAAACAAGAAGAACGACAAGAAACCTTGGATGCCGCAACGAAAGACGCAAAACAGAAGTTCTACGCAGCAGCCTATCCAAGCAAATCGGTGTTTCAGTATGCCCCGCCTGTTCCCGCGCCTGAAAAGTCAGTTTGGTCTTTAGCGAGTGGCGGTTATGCACTTGGTGATGCCGCTAAACGAAAAGAGATTGCCGACGAACGCTTAAAGCGAGGCACATTAACACAAGAGGAATATAACCGTCGTGTGCAAGTGCCGGACTACAAAGCCGAATTTCAGCAATTAGGCACAACCATCAGCGAAGGGATGAAACAAGCGGTGGAAAGTCAGAACTTTACTATTCAGAATCAAATCCGCGTGGACTTAGACGGACGGACGATTGCGGAAAATACGTCCGAAAAACAATACCGAGAAATTAAACGGGGGTAAAAATGAAAGGTTGGACAATGCCAATCCAGCAGGCGTCTTATCGTGGCGTGCGGTTTGATGTGGTAAGTGTGGATGATAACTTAGAGCGCGCCACCATTACGCATGCGTATCCATTCGTAAACGGGGGCGATATTGAGGATTTAGGTTTAAATCCGCTCACCATCCAACTGCAAGCGGTGTTTTATGGTGAGGGGTATTACACCGATTTTAAACGCTTTTTATCCGCCCTGGAAAAACAAGGTGCGGCGGTATTAGTGCATCCGATTCGTGGTCGCTTGCAAAATATGCTTTGCACCTCGGCTTATTTTCACCACGAAGCGGATTTTGTGGACTATGTGACAGTTAGTCTTAGCTTTCAAGAGGCTACACCAGCAAAACCGATCTTTCTGTTTAATTTTTCTGTTTTTGGGCTGATTGATGAGCTATTAACCAAGCTCGAAGACTTGGTAGATGATGTATTGGAGCTATATGGCACCTTTATGGAGGGGATCTCTTTTGTCGCTAATGTCAAATCACGCTTATTAGGCTCGTTTGGCGCGCTTTACGGCTGTTTTGAGCAGGTGCGCGATATGTTTGACATGGACAAAAAAAAGCACGTGATTTCTGCTAATACACCGACTTCAAAAGAGGCGTTTAAACAACAAGGTGGCAAGGCTGTGCGCGACATGGCGAGCATGATTCGCGACGGCTTAACGGCTATTGCCAACCGTGACGACTTAACCGTGCGTGCAAGATTTGATGAGGTTACCCGCGCCGTGAAAAGTCTGCTTGAGATCGCACCAAATTTAAGCAATGGTAAAAACAGCAAGTCTAACAAATTGAAATCATTAACCTCATCTTTAACTGCTCAGGACACCAAGGAAATCTTCTGCGCCGTGCAGTTGTTGGCGACGGCGACTGTGTTGAAAATCGCTACGCAGTTTATTGAGGACGATTCGTTGATTCCGTCTGAAATTGATTACATTGTGACGGAATCTCGTTTACAAGCATTAGCAACGCTTAACACCTTGCGTGCGTTAGTGCAAGCGGAGCAAAACGCGATGACATTACATTACGTCAAAGATGATTTTGGTTTGATGTCATTAAGTGTGAAAAAACAAACAGGCGCAAGACAACTGCAAACACCGAACACGGGGCTTTATACACAGGCTTACAACACAGCGGAAAAACTGCGCCAACAAAGCCACAAATTGACCCAGCTTGCGTTGGCAGCGATTAACCGCAAGCCACCTTTAATTATTCGCACCGTGGAATTTGATAGCACGATTCAGCAAGTCGCGCATGCGTTTTATGGTGACTACACCCGCGCAGGTGAGCTGTTGCGCCTGAATCCGCACATTCGTTACCCGAATTTTATTGCACGAGGTGAGGTACTTAATGGCTACGCAAAATAACGGCTACCTGTTTAATAATGAGATTGTCGTTGAGATTGACGGCAAACAGCACAAAAACTGGAAAAGCTACGATATTGACAGCGATTTCTTGATTCCTGCGGACGCGTTCAATTTCAGCATTGGTGTGCCGTCAGACAATACCGTGCTGGCGGATTATTCCGGCAAAACGGCAAAAGTACTGATTAACGGCGAATTGGTGCTAACCGGCATTGTTGACACCACACAGCATTCCATTTCCAAAAACGACCGCACTTTTAGCCTGAACGGGCGCGATAAAGCCTCTATTTTGGTGGACTGCTCCGCGCCGATTACCAACGTGAAAGGCTTGACGGTGTTAGATGCGATTAAAAAAATTGTAGAGCCGCTAGGCATTAAAAAAGTCGAATTGCGAGCGGAATCTAACCCGACGTTAGATAAAGTTGACATCGACATAGGCGAAACCGCCTGGAATGCGCTTATCCGTTGCGCCAATTCGGCGGGGTTGCACGCATGGT